ACTCCCTTACGAGGAACGAAGTCTTCTGGTCCAAAGATAGTTGGAGTAGTTTGAAGCGGAACGTATGGTGCATATACATAACCAGACTCTAAGAAAGAAGATCCGATACGAGCAACCAAGATAACATTACGTGGGAAGTAAGGATCAACGACAACGTCAAACTTACGGTTCAAAGAACCAACCTTAACCGCACCGATGTCACCTTTATCAGCATCAGCAGTAACGTTTGCGCGGAAACCAGCAGTGAACTCAAGGATGTTTGCAACTTCAGGAGAGCAAACGATGTGAGTAGCACCACCACGAAGTGTCTTTCTGTGGATTTGAGCAGAAACATCATTGATAGTTTCAACAAGAGTCTCGTACCACTCAGAAACTGTACCGGTGAAATCAGGAGCAAGAGCAGAAGCACCAATCTCAGCACCAGTTTCGCGGTTTACAAACAAACCAGGTGAGCGAGACCAGTAGTAAGTAGCAGCAGTTGCGCCGTTTACAAGGTCAGCAAGGATTTCACGATCGATTTCAAGAGCGATTTGCTCAGAAAGGATAGAGGTCAACTCAACCTCAGCATCAATGTTGTGGTAAGCGTTCAAGTCTTGTCCTAATTCAGGAGTCCACTTTGCTTTCAACTTTTTGGTTTGAGCTGTGATTGCGATTGAATCAACCTTGATGTCAATCTCAGGAATGCTTTCGTTTCCTTCTAAAGCATAGTTGTATCCAACAACGGCTCCACGCCCGTTGCTAGTAGAGCCAATCTCGTCTCTCTGTACGAAAGAGGCGGTAATGTTGGCAGCTCCAGCAAGTGTTCCCGGGTCGATTTCGGTAGCGCCTGATCCGGAAGGAGCAGAGGCGAAGAACAACAATTCACCTTCAGTTACAAGTCCGGTTGCAGCGTCAGCAGCAGAAGCACGACGAGTTAGACGACGAACCAAAGAGCCAGCAGCAGTAACAGAACCACCAATACCAGTTTGACCAGTCAAAGAAGCATCATTAAGAACGAATGGTGATACGTTTTCAAAGTCAGGATTTTCTGAACTAAAAGCAGCAGCGGCGACAGCAAATACGGCAACTGCTTGTTTGGTTGTAGCTCCGGAAAGAGCAAGCAAGTCTGCATCGTATTGAAGAAGTTTTTTCTGTGCATCTGTAGCAGTATTAATATCAATTGCTTGAAGGTCGTAATTTGCTTGTAAAACAATCAAATCTTTTGTAGGTGAAGCGTAAGCATAGCCAACCTGACCGTCACGACCAGGACCTGAGAATCCTTCCTTGTTTGATCCAACAAGATTTACACCACCAGTGATCTGAGAAGCAACACGGTTAGTACCGTAGATTGAAGCATCAACAGCATTTCCTAAGCGATCAGTAGCAGTGCTTCCATCTCCGATGTTTGCTCCAAAAGTGAAGTCAAGGAAGAAGATCAAACCAGAAGGAAGAGACATTGGTTGAACAGATACAAGATCGTTAGCAATCAACCCAGCGAATACACGACGAACGATTGGGAAAGCTACAGCGGCGAAACCTTCAACGTCACCAGAAGTCATAGTGTTAGCTTCTTTCAACAAAGATTTTGCTTGGTTTTCAAGCAATACAGCCATGTTAGCTTGTTGAGACTCATTAAGTCCCTCAAGAAGACCAGTGGCGGTCCACTTGTTTAAAAGAGCGGCACCTTCTTGTTGCAAGTTGCGATTGACGATGCCCTCTGTAAGAGTTTCGATAATAGACATTTTTATTTCTCCTATTTTTTAATGCCTGCAAGTTTCTGCATCTTTTCTAAGAAAGGATCAGCAGACTTGCTTTCGTTAATGTTTTGTCTTGAATTCAGCATAGAACTTAAGTTCGACCTACGGTTGACGGACTCGCTAAGTGATTGTGGACCTTTCTTTTGAGAAGGGGTTGATCCCACTGTAGCTCTGAGTGTCTCGTGAAGTCTTTTAGCTTCCTTCGGAGACTCCGCATTAGCAATGGCTTCGACAATTTTAGATTTTTGTCGCTCATTCAGGGAGGCATCGCCGAG